TGAACTTCTTGCGTTCCTCGTCAGTGAGCTTTTGTCGGAACCCACGGTCTTTGAAATCCAGTGCAGCTAATTCGGAGTTTAGATTTAGATTGCTCATGTTGTTATTATAGCAGGCCTCCAGCAGATTGCCTAATTTAGTGTTATTCAGGCGTCAGAGTTTGTATCAGTTCAAACAGATCAGTTCGATATATCCAGCAACCCTGGGAGTTTTTACAACGATAGATTCGCTCAAGCCAGATCCATTCTGACCTGTCAGTATGATGTCTGACCACTGGCCGCCAGGCAAACCAGGGTTGCCATTCGGAAGAGCTAGTATTCATTTTATCTGAGATATGATATCAAAAAGATTATCGGTGTAGTACCAGTACCAAGCATCTTCAGGATCCATTGCTCGTCTCCATTGTTTTTTTCGATACACAGTGCGTAACCAAACCTTGCGATCTTTTATGGTAACTGGATGCCAAGCCCACCAGCGTTGCCATTCACTATCGCCGTTGCGTCTCTCCAACATGTCGGTTAGTAGTGTGCGAATATCTGGTAATTGCATCACCAGGCCCTGGCGTATCTGACAATTTCACAATTGCGACTGATGTCTTTGACAAAGTACACACAGGGTGGGTGTGGACCTCGGACCAAAGGCACACACAATAGCTGGCCATTCTTGAGCTTGGGAAAGTACCAGCGATTGTCTGTGTATACGTCCAGGATCTCCACTGGCATAAATTCTGGCTTGAAGCTGCTCAGAGGATTCAGACTAAACGCTTTGAAGTCACGGTCATTGATACTGGTCAGCGGAACAATTTCCAGGTCACCGTGATCGGGCTCACCAATCAGCATTTGCCAGTCCAAGGGCATGGTGAGTTGATGCTTACCAATTTTCAGCACCAGAGCAGGTGTGACAAAACTTTCCAGGAAGATCAACGGAGTGAAGAAGTAATCAGCCTCAGCAGGATCGCTATTGTCAAAAACACAGAATCTGAGATCATCTATTTCATCAGGTAGATCATTGATGTCATAGCTCTGGTTGTCGTTGGTTAGAATACGCATACTGTTAGTATAACTCCTTTAGTTTTGCCAGTCAATTTTTTCCACACTGTAGGGATATTCGGCCTCAGAATAGAATTTCTTTCGTTGTGTGAGGTGGCGTTTGCTGAACTTCATGGTGCTGGTCAGATCCCAAATCTGCACTGAGTCTTTGTCCTGAGCCTTGCGCAAGCCACGCCCGATGCTCTGAATGGTTCGGACAAAGCTCTTGCCAGGCTCAATCAGCACCACGTTGAACAGTCGGGGAATATCAATACCCACAGCAGCCACACCATAGGTTGCCACAGTGATCAGGTTGTCACTGACTGCCATGGTATCATAGTGGTCCTTGCGGTCCTTGACCTTGTCTTTGCCGCTGATAAACACTGCTTCTGGCAATGCACTGCACAGATGTTCACCAGCAGCCAGTCGATCCACCAACACCAGGGTGTTGCCGGACTCTGAAATTTTCTGAATCATTTGCGCAATATAGGTCATGCGTTCTGCATTGTCCACCAGGTACTTGAGCTCGCTCTGATAGTCCCGATACTCTCCGTGATCAATCAGTTGACGAATATTCACATGGCACTGACTCAGTATGCCCTTTTCCTGAAGCTCCACTGCTGCCAGACGATTTACCACTGGTCCAATGGCCACCAACAGACTCATCCACTCATACTCTATCTTGGGTATGGTACCAGTGAGCCCCCAGCGTATGGGGATCTGTGCCATGGGCCCGGTAAGCAAATCAGTTAGCACATCAGACTTTGCTATATGGCTTTCATCAATTATCACTGCCACCACACCCTGAATGAACTGATCAATAGTCACCAGTCCTTGTGCTTCGGCCTGAATCTGATTGCGAGCATTTTTCAGCAGAATATTCAGGCTCTGCCAGGTGCAGATAACATGCTGATGATCTGCTTCCTTGCGGTCACCAAACCACACACCCACGTCCAGTCCCAGCAGCTGATAGTCACGTTCAGTTTGCGTGACCAGACTTTTGTTGGGCACAATCACTATGGTGCGGCCATGTGGCTCGCATCGCTGACTCAGTGCCGCTGTAATAAGAGTTTTGCCCGAACCGGTAGCAATTTCACTTATGCTCTGAGGATGATTCAGAAATTCATTGATCACAGACACCTGATGTTCCCTGAGCACAATGGGTTGGCCCTGTGCCGGATGACCCAGGGGCCATACTGAATTTTGAAAAGTTGTTTCAGTGACTGGCTCAAACTCAAAATGTGTTTTATAGTCACGCTGATCATTCAGTTCAATGTCGTAACCTGCTTGCTCAATCACCGGCAAGATCTGATCCAGCAGATGCAGGTATGTAGAGCCGCCCAGATTGAAAAAGGCTTTTTTGCCGTCCCAGCGCCCCAGCCTGACTGCTGGCATATACCTGGCGTGCGGAATCTCCTTTTTGAACTGATTGGTCAGACGCTTGCGAATGTCCAGATCCAGTCCTTCAAATTTCACATTGACTTCATCGTTTAGCTGTATTGTGCATTTAGGCATATTCTATATTATAACATTCCCCACTGATACCCAGCGGTCAGTATACCGATACAACCGAGCATAAGCAGTGGTCAGATACAAACTGCTGGCAGACACTATCCAGGCCACTCGCTGTTCCAGCTGCTGAGGGACCTTGCGATACCTGACCAAGCGATCAGCAGGCCAGGCCAGATGCTCCAGCACATTCTGATCCGGATCATAGGGATTATTTAACACCACCACAGGCCAACGATTGACTTTTTCCATCAGTTGCACCAGTGCTGCTAACCGTACCGGCTCTATGCCCTGTTGTGGCTGCACCAAAATATCCAGCTCTTCGGGTCTGAGCCAGCTGGCCAATCGCTTGACCACCGAGGGGTTCAACTGAACTCCATGAGCTTGCAAATCAAAAGACTGGGTAACCAGGGATTCATCAGTTTGCACCACCTGCTCACAAAGTTGTTGCAGATGCACAGACATGTTCAGGAATTGCCAATCACCATTGATGTAGTTGACCTGCGGCACTTGCGTCACAGTGTGAGATTTCAGCAGTTGCGTGATCTCATCGCTGCGATACCAGTTGCCTTTGTCTATCAGGTGCCGAATCAAATTCAGCGTCTGCTCAGTGGGCAGAGCTGTCCAGATCCGGCGTTCACGATCATAATCCAACTGACCCAGAAACTGATATCGCTCACTCAGATCTCGCATCAGTCTGATCAAAGAGATGTCATAGGGAAACTGAATCTCAACCAGCTGAGTGTCAGGGTTGAGTTCTATGGTGTAGTTGAGAACCTCATTGGGTCTGGCTGGCCTCCTCCACACTGGTGTGACCAGATCTTCCACTGGCCACTTGTGCAGCTTGAGCAGCATCAGATATCGACTCACAATGCTCTGCACCAGCTGCTGCTGACGTTCAGACAGAGCTGGATAATCTAACAACCACCAGGATCGTCTTCTGATATCTATCAGCAGCTTGCGGTCTTTTTTGGTCACTCTGGGTTGATCCAGTCGAAAATTCTGATCCTGGTTCAGCAGAAAATCCACTGTATCTTCCATGGTCACAGGCATAGTGTTACTTCGTAGACTCCTGGATCTGGCGAATCAGCTGAGTTTTTTGGGCATCAGTCAGGCTGATGCCCGGCGGCATCTGGCCGGTTCTGACTTTCAGAATGGCGTTAGACTTCTTCTGTTTCAGTACCGCAGAATTGCGGAAGTCCTGATGGCATCCGAAACACTGTGCCAACTGATAGCCACTCTGGTTAGTGGTTGGGTTAGCTGCCGGCACTTTAGCCAGCATCCCAACAGAAAAAACTGACGTAATTAGCAGGGTTCTAAGCATATCTTATTGTAACATGTTTTCGTCTAGACTACAACAGCACCAGGTGTTGAAGAGTACCATTGCATCCCAGATTGAGTCAGCCCAGAGCGGGTCCATGACATCTCCCTGCACACTATCATAGATCCACAGCACTCCATGATGGTTCCACACTGCGAAACTGTCCTGGGTGTTCTGCCCCATCACAATCACAGGCTCACCTGAGCTACCAAAAGCCAGTCCCAATTTCAGATTGTTCAGAGGGTGCATCAAAATATTTATGAAAAAACCGGGCCAGGTAAGCCCTGGCCCGGTGCATCTAATTGTCTAAGGTGTATTATCGGCACTTGCCCAAACTAGCCACGCATGCAGGTCGCGCGGGCCAGGTTCTGCCAATTGCTGCTGATCTTGACCAGGTCAGCAATCTTGACCGCCATGCGCAAGCTCAGTTCACGCAACTGAGTCTGGTTGTCGCGCATAAAGTCCACAATCTCATCAGCCTGGCTCTTGGACAAACCGTACTCTTCCAGCATCTTGCCGCTGCTAACCACGTGCTTGATCCAGATCAGGCACTCACGAACGCTGTTCATCTTCAGATCCAGGAAGTGGCAGCGGCTCTGCAGGGCGTTGAGGTGAGCGTCACGCTTGGTGTCACGCTGCCGGTCCAGCTTCTGGTTGGTGATAAAGATCACCGTGCCACGGAAGTCGAAGCTGTCCGGCACACCTTCGCGCCGCAGCGTCTTGCTGTCGCTACCCCAGTATACCCGGCGGCTCTTGCTGCTGTCCAGCGCCGCCTTGAGCACGTTCAGGCTCTCCTCGTCTTCCAGGATGCTGTCGCAGTCGTCAAACACCAGCACATGGCCCGGGTCACTGTGAGCATACAGTTTGCAGTACAGGGCGATGGGCGTCATGAAACCCTTGACCACTTCGTAACGGGGAGGCCGGCCAGCAATGTCGTCGAACATGTTGGCTTTCTGCATCTGGGTCACAATGCCGTGGCTCTTGCCAATTCCGGGAGGGCCCTGCAGGATCAGCGCACGGATGTTGCCGTCAATGGCAGCCTGGCCCATCTCGTTCAGGATATCAAACCGGGTCTTCAAGCGGTCCAGGATCTCTTCGTCAGTCTCGTTGACCTGAGGAGCAGCCTCCACAATCTGGTTCTCAATGCCCGTGCTCAGGAACTCAAAGTCACCAACATTGACCCGGACCCGAACCTTGCCCTTGCCCCAGCGGTCGCCGTTGACCACCACGTAGCCGTCCTGGCTGCAATCTTCAAACATGGTAAACACTGCATTGGAAACCATCTGACCCTTGTAGTCGCCGCTCTTGATCCGGATCTGCATCTTGTTCTTCATGGTGTGTGTTGTGTGTCCTTGCTCTGTGTTATCTACTACTCTTTTAGTCTAGCAAACGGTCAGGGCCAGGTCAACCAAATGAGCAAAAAATCTCAAAATTTTTATGCCCTTTGTTTTCAACAACTTAGCTAAGTTGTTGATTTCATTGACCCTACAGTTCAGGAACAGATCCTGCACTGGCGTGGAACTCACAGTTTCTGAGCCCTGTCGTGCCCTAGAACAGCCTGACAGCGCCTGGAGCATACGTCAGTACCCCTGAGCAGTTCAGGCTGTTCTAGGGCATTCTGCGGTGTTGAAAACAAAGGAGTTAGAAGTCCTTTGTTTTGAACAAGTTACACATTCGATTCAGAGCCTGTTTTTCAGCCAGAGCATCCATGAGTTCCAAGCAAGAAAAATACAGCGTTAGGGTAAGCAGGATGATCGCGATCATCTAAACAACTCCTTGATTTTCAACAGGTTAGCTCTTGCTGGGTCGTGCAATATCTGGAACATTGAGCACGGGAACAGGATGGTCAATATTCCCATAGTATTCCAGCTGCAGGAGCTCGCCCTCACTGAGGGCTTCATCCGGCATCACCTCCCACTTGACCACAGTGACCCGGATATTTTCACTACTGTATTCCAGCTGAGATTTCAGGTGCTCCATCAGCTCAGCAACACGATCCAGTGGATAGTCCACAGGCAAGTGGCAGTAGTACTCATCCCCACCATTGTCCTTCCAACTCTGGGGGCATTCACCCTGACCATCCCAGGCAGGGGCGTCGTACCTTTCGGAATACTGAGTCCAGATGTAAATCTTGGCCATTGTGTGTTCTCCTGTGCTGTCTGCTACTCTTTTATGATAGCAATTGCCCTGGCCAAAGTCAACCAAATTGCAAAAATTCTTTAGCTCAGTGTTTTCAACAGGTTACAGGTTCAGCGCCTGACGTTCTTCGTCGCTGAGTTTGCTCAACGCCCGCTGGCGCAACTGGTACAGACGTTCTGCTTCTTTTTCTGCCAGAATCAAACTCTCAACAGCCTGCTCGGCTTCTTCGAGAGCATAGATGAATTCAAAGTTGTATTCCTCCGGCAGTTCCACAGGGAACCACTTGTCGTTCATGTGTTGAGGACGAGAGAACACAAAGGAATCACGTTCAGCGTCTTTTCGCACACTTATCTCAGGCCAACGACTGAATTCGTAAACCAGATTCATCAACCTGCGAGGATAGCTGGCCTTAAATTCAGCCCACTCCTGACGTTGATGTTGGACCAGTTGTTCCTGTTCTTTGGCTCGCCGTTCAGCTAAACTCATTCTGGACATGTTTATCTCCTACTCAAACAGTGTAGCAAATGAGTCTGAACCGTGTCAACCTGAGATTAGGATTTTTGTCCTTTGGTCAGAACCCACCAAGTCAGTTGTTCGGGATACATCTTGATCAACTGTTGAGGAGCCTGGATGGTGTCCCAATCAAAATCATAAAATTTCACACGGACTTTTTTGGGAGTGAATTTGGTAATCACCCCCACTCGATAATTCTTTCCATATCCGATCATGATTACATAATCGCCCACAACTAGGTCTTGATTTAGGAAGTCTTTCACTGTGAATTTCTCCTGAGGTTGGGTCCCAGCACTTCAGTCACAATGGCGTCAACATTGACGGACGCTGTGATATTGCCTTGCAATTGTTCCAAGCGACTGATGTCCTGATAGAGACGATCTTTGATCCGGCAGATTTCTTCATAGCCTGTTTGCGGACGTGCAGGCTCACAAACCCATTTTTGCAACCACTGTTTCAACAGATTCATTAGCTCAGCACCTGCACACGGGTAGGCCAATCGCGGAAGAGATTTCCGGGCAGGGGCGCCTGCATCGTTTCAGGATTGTTGCCGTTCCAAACTTCCCCGCACCAAATGTCCAGCAGCACGTCGTACTCAATCAGCCCGTTTTCAACGCGGGTGACTTTGCCAATCTTGTAGCAAGCCTTGCGTTCTTCAAAGGGCTCAAAGTCTTCAAACTTGCAAATGTTGCCAATTTGGATGTCCATATCGTTATTGTACAAAATGGGAGACTGATTGTCAACCAACTTTATTCAAAGATTCCAATAAAGCTCCAAGAGCTGCTAACGATTTCCTCTTCGCCATACGCATGCCCGCGCTCGTAAGCCGCACTGACTACACGATCCACGTACTTCTCAGGCACACCTTTCGTCAACAGCCAAGCACGAAAATCGCCGTCAAATGTACGCTCTTGGGAGTTTTCCCGCTCCCAGCGATAGTACCCAGTATTCACATCAGTTTCAAAATTACCGGTTTTGGTCATTGGTGTTCTCCCCAAATGCGATGTTGACTTCTTTGCGACGAATCTGACGCTCATACTCATGAATCTGTTTGATAACGCTGGGCTTTTTGGGCAGCAGGAGACGAAGTTTTTCAATCTCCTGCTGCAACCAGCGTATTTCATGATGCAATTGTTGTTTCGTCACAATCTAAGAATAGCAAACAAGTCTAGACTGTGTCAACCAGCACCAGATTGCAAGTATGAATGTGGCCAGCAGCGTACCAGCGTTAGCTGAGTCAAGAAAAATTTTGGACCCCAGGGGTCCAAAATCAAAAGGTCACATCATCCATTCCAGCCACTTTCAACTTTACGATATTGCTCAGTGTCCAGTTTTTGCTGTCCAGGGCTTTGATAACGCCCAGATATTGGTTTCTGAGCAGAGCCACCTCGTTGATCAGCTCCTCATATTCCACCACTTCGGTTTCACCATCCACGTACTTCTCAGCATCACGACTACTCAGTGCTTTGGCGTATTTTTCCAGATAAGCCTGAAAATGTCGTCGTCTGATCTTTCTGAGCTGAATGTTCAGGTAGTTGAGCACCGCTTCAATGGTTTGTAATTGATTGAAGCGGTGTTCCACTATGCCTGGCAATTGAGCCAGGTTCTTTTCCAGGTTGCCTTTGGCTATGACTTCTATTTTGGCTTGTGCCAGCTCTGCACGATAATGATCCAGAAAGTCAGCCAAATGCGTGATATTTTCTGATACTTTAGTAAGCCACATTAGTACCTGTCGTCTTCGTAATCTTCTTCATCATCATCATAGTCGTCTGAATCTGATTCTTCCTGCTCTTCAGCGTCTTGAGCCACTGCTTCTGCAAGATATCGATCGTAATCAGCCAGGTTTTCCAGGTCGTCGTCTGTGAACTCCAGTCTGCGACAGGCTATGATCATCTGTTCAGCTGCTGTGTCACGCTCACGAGCAGGAATATAATCCAACAGGTTGCGCCACAGTTCAGCAGCCAGTTCCACCGGATCAGTCTGCATCTGATTCTCCTTTCTGAACTATTTTAGCAGTCATACGTTCAGGATTCTGTGTGAGATCCTGAATGATAGCATCCCACAGATTGTTCTCGTTGGTTTCATAAGCTCTGCGATAGGCTTTGATTTCATTGCCATCAGTCATCACATAGCTCAAACGATTGCCATCTTTGACCAGCAGACCCTGATTTTCCAGCAATTCGGTCATTCCGCTGTGCAGAGTCATGCCAGTGGCATAGGGAATTTTGACCTGTACCGTTTCAAACGGTTTGTTGTAACGGGTTTTCATCACTTTGCAGACTGACCGGATACCCTGTACATCTGTGGTTTTGTTTCCGTCTTCATCCTCTTTCAGCTTGAGCTTTTTCATGGCCACCACAATCGAGCTGGCATAAATGAAGCCCTGACCGCCAGAAATCTTGTCATCGGGGTCAAACATGTCCTGACTGGCATAGGTGTGATTGGTGGCCAGCATGCCCACATTGTGGCTGCCAAACATGTTCACACAATTGCGAACCAAGCTGGTCAGTGCTTTGGGTTTGCGGCCCATGTCGCCCTTCATTTCGCCCTTCTCAAACTGGTCCACGTCAGTGGGAGTGAGCAGCATGCCCAGGCTGTCAATCACAAACAAAACTCGGGGTTTGGGCTCACCAGCCGGAATGGCTTTATAGTCCTTCATAAAGGTGCTGATGGTTTTAGCCACGTCGTCAATCATTGCAATGTTGAGCTTGAGTAGCTTTTCTTCACTGGTGTCCACACCCAGTGCCTGCAGCCAGGCTTCATCCAGTGCATTTTCACTGTCCACCAGAATCACAAAGATTCCCTGAGCTTGAGCATTGCGAATCACGTTGCCTGAGCAAATATAACTTTTCCCCGAGCCTGACTCGCCTGCAAACACAGTGACCTTGCCCAGCGGGATGCCGTGATGAAAATTTCCACTGATCCGATAGTTCAGCGCCCAGTTGCCGGTGCTGATCCAATCAGTGGGGTCATTGAAGCCCACTCCCAGCCCTTCAATGCTCTTGGTGATTTCTTTCCTAAATTTCGAGATGTCAAAAGTACGATTTGCCATATGTTAGTTACCTGTGTATATATAGAAATTCACAGTGGTGTATAAAATACACCACTGTGAAAGTGTGTTGTGTTAGGAGTTCTTCTGACGGTTGCGAATCATAGCCAGAATGTCGTTGGCCTGAGTGCTGGGCTTGGGAGCAGATGCCTGAACCGGTTCTGCTGGTGCAGCAGGTTCCCAGGGTGCCTGTTCAGCTGCTGGTTCAGCAACCGGAGTTTCAGTCACCGTTTCAGTACGAGCCGGGCGAGCAGTGCGAGCAGTGCGACCAGCTGAAGTTCCAGCCTCGTCATCACCACCCACACCATAGGGCTTGTAATACTGTCCCCAACGCTCCAGATCATACATCTGACCGTCCACGCTGGCTTCAAACATTTCCTGAATCACTTTGAGTTCAACCGCAGTGGGCTTCTTGGGCAAAGTGTCTGCCAGATTGAACAAGCCATGCTTTTCAATGGCTTCACGTTCCACCACAGTAAGTGGAGATTCTTTACGAGCCCACTTACTGGTGTTGTAATCAGCATAACCACCCTTGCTGGTCTTGGCAATTCTGAAATCCAGACCACGCTCATAGTGAGTGGGCAGTTCTTCCAGTTCGGGATCCAGCAATGCAGCCTTGATCAGCGTATAAAGCTGAGGACTGATTACAAAACGACGAATAGGATTCTCTGGAGTTTCGTCATTGTCAATGGGGTTTTCACGAACAAAACCCTGCATCAGGTAACTACGCTTCTTCCAGTATTTGCGGCCCTGATCTTCCAGGCTCTTGTCCTTGAACCAGGGACGAACTTCAGTCAACACTGGACAGGCCTCTCCCCACATTTCCATACAGGGAACCTGGATACTCACCGGCTTCTTGTCAGCACTGCCTTTCACAGCCGGAAACGGCAGCTTGATCATAGCACGTTCGACCCAGAAGAAAGTATTCTTGGGGTCTGCGTCAGGCAGAAAGCGAAGCAAGCAGCTCTGCCCTTCATCTATGTTCCAATGCGGATAAATGACTCGATCGCCTCCGCCAGCGCCACCCTGATTTTTAGTCTCCTGAGCCTGGAGACGAGCACGAATTTCTGCTAATGTTGCCATGATGATTTTTCCTTAATGATTTTCCATGATGAGTATAATGAGTTGGTCTCAATGTTACTCTACTTGTAATAGTGTAACATGTTTATTTATGCCGTGTGACTGTTTTTTGTATTTTTGTTGTTCAAAGACACCGATAGGCCCGTAAATCCGGGCCTATCAGATAGTGTTGCTCAATTACTTACGGACGCCGCTCAGATACAGGATACGATCCAGACCTTCTGTCATCTTTTCCTCATCACTGGTGTCACCAGTTACTGAATAGGTTTTGCCGCCCACAGTGAAATGTTTCTTGCCGGCTTTGATTGCAGCCTGACGAGCACCGGTGAATTCGTTGCCTTCCTCTACATCAGCTTCGTACATTTCCTGACCCGGAGCTTTGACATCATTGATTAGATCGTCAGCCTGGTCACCGCCCAATCCTTCTGATACTGGTTTGACATCACCCACAACCGCACTGTCAGTGGCATCAGCCATGTGATAGGCTTGAATTTCTGCACTGCCCTGTGACACTGCTGAAATAGTTTTGGTCACGGTCTTGCCGTTCTTTTCAAAAGTCACTTCAAACTGTTGCATTTGTCCTTCCTTTACAGTGACGCTGGTACCAGGAGGTAACTTGGATGCTCCACCAGATCCCATCAGTTTAGCCACCTGAGCTGCACCTGCTTTGTCATCTTTATCCAATTCTATAGCCACAGTGCCTTTGGGAGTGAGCTGAACATTGGCTTTGGGTTCGTTGGGTTTTTCTGGTTGCTGCCCCATCAGCTTCTGCACTGCCTGTACCTTGGGATCAGCAGCGTCGTCCACTTCGTTCACAACACCGTCAGTCCACTGGGCAAATTCATCAAATTCTTTCAAATTACTCATCTGATATGCTCTCCATACATAGGGTAAACTGTGATCCAGTTGTTCATCATACTGATTGCGAACAAAGTGATTTTTTACCTCTGGGTTATATTCAATTTGGGTTTGCTCTGCAATGGCTGGTGAGTATCGGCTATAACCCTTGACCCCACTCAGCCCGTTGAGCATCTTCTTGACTTCAGCCAGTCTGAGACGGGCACTCTCGATCATGCCCACCGCTGTGACATCTTCATACTGTTTGCCATTGGTGCGACGCAAAAACTTACTGAGTGATACTGCTTCAGCCACTGAGTTACTGATACCCGATCCAGTGGCATCATAAGGATTTCCTCCCTGGGCCACGTGTCTGGCCATGGCTCTGGCACCACGCAAGCTGGTAAACGGCATCAGGAATCTTTCACCCTGGGCATTTTCTACGTAGATCCGATGTATCTTGCGGGTTCTGGCACCACGCACATCATCATTGATAACATCAGTATGTTTCAGGATGATTTTGACGTTTTCCAGAGTCTGTACACTGGTTTTTACTGTGCCAGTCAGTGTGCTGAATTTGCTTTCCTGCACTGTGCGCTTACCAGGCTCAGTTTCCACATTGGTGACCTGAAAGCCCAGCATGCGGCCACGAGCCCATTCTTTGAGTTCAGACAGGAATTTGCCAAAATCAGTGTTGATCTGATTGGCCATGTCCTGATCATATTCCACTGTGACTTTGCTGACCACATCAGCATCCAGTTTGCGTTCATTGTCAGTGAGACTGACTTTGACGTTTTCCTGGGTGCCATGCTCATCATGATATTCAAAAACAAAAGTGGTGACTTCATCATAGTCAGACGTTTCTTCGCCGTCGGCATTCAGCATGTCCACTGGATGAAATTTCACATTCAACCACTCATATAATTCTTCGCTGTGATTTTTCTTTTGTTCAGGCATACATTTATTTATTAGAACACTGCAATAAATGGCATGGGTTCCAGCATTTCATCCTGACGATCTGATATCTGTTGTTCCAGATCCGGATGATAGTTTTTCAGCACCTGACTCATGCGCACAATCAGCATCAGTGACATCACCAGATCGTCGGTTTCGCCATACTTGGCTGCAAAACTGGCTCCGCTGCTTACAAAAGTCTTGAGTTCGCTCACCAGATTCTTACTGGTTATGGTGATTTTGTCGTTTTCCACCAGGCTTTTGAGCTTGGCACAGGCTGCTAATTTGCTCTTGGGTGTGGTGGTGAACCCTTTGCGATATCGACGTGTTTGCCCGGCGCGAGCCGGCTCGCTCAGAAACACACCGGCTATGTTTTCCTCACCAATCTCACTGATGCTGACCAGTGCAGCTTCGCCCAGGGTGTTGTTCTCCACACTGTAATAGACACTGTTGACCCCTGCCTGGTCACTGCAATGTTTGACTATTTCTCTGAGCACACTGATCTGTTTCTGTACCGGCGTGCGATTATGCTGCCACTCGGCCACCTGAATCATAGTGGGGATTTCGAATACTTCTATGGCTGACATATCTCCGCCAGTGCCCAGACTGGGGTCTAGAGCCACCAAATACATTCGATCTCGTTGAGGTTGACGATACCAACGTACCTGTCCCTGTCTTTCGATTGGTTCTGATCCTTGCATTTCCAACAGTTTTACACTGTTGATCAGCGTTTCATCGGCTGTGACAAAATCGCAGTCGTGCTCGCGCCTGAACCGTTCCTCACCAATACGGCCCATTTCATCCCGTTTCCACCGTTCATCTCGTTCAGGATGCTCATACCAATAACTGCGAAAGGCCTTGAAGCCATTGACACCCAGGGGTGTGGGGTTACCCCACTCGTCAGTGCATCGATTGGCCTGTTTCCAGATAGTGGCAAACTGATCTTCATCACTATTGGGAGTACTGGTGATCAAAGCCTTACCACCAGTGCTCAGTGTGGG